CGGTGGTGGTAAAACACAAATTGCTATGGGTCTTACGGGTTATGCAGTGAACCCTCAAGTTGAAGTTTTGTATGTCTCACCTAAACTGAGAGCATTTCAATTCGACTTCACATTTGCACCAAAATCATCTCAAGAAGCACAAAATGTTATCGACATTATTGGTGCATTAAAATTTCACTCGGCACCAGAAATCTTAGGTGGATATAGTGGTCGTTACTTTGTGCCACCTGCTACTTTCGATATCGGATTTTCTAATAAAAATATAGGAAGAATAGCAAGTTGTGCTTTAGACAGATTGAATGTCGATTATGCACCCAATGGTTACATAACATTCAAAGATGGTATGCCAGTGTACATTCGTTTGCAACTGTCATTCAAAGAGTTGGAATTCATTACCAAAGAAAAAGTCAAAGAGGGATTCTAATGGCAATTGCTTATTTCGAAAAATTTCCTCTACTTGGTTACAATTTAAATCAAAACCAAAAAGAGCAAACTGTAGATGTTGTCAGCAATATCTTTACCAGAGTTACACTATATTATGATAATCAGAGAATTGATTTTCGTGATTTTCTGCGTAGAAACACTCACATCTTTTACAAGTATCAAATTAAAGACGGTGACAGACCAGAAATAATTGCACACAAACTTTATGGCTCTGCTGATTTGTATTGGTTTGTTACTTTATTCAATAATATTCTAGATCCAGTTTTAGATTGGCCTAAAGACTATATCAGTTTTCAAAGATTCATTAAATCAAAATATGGTAGCATTGAGTTAGCCAAAACAACAGTTCATCATTATGAAAAAATCATAACTACAACTACCACATTTGGTGAATCTTCACAAACAGTGTTACCGAGTGATGCTACTGAATATGCAACATTGGTTAATATGGTTCCTGTTACCGCAACTTTAACTGGTGGACCTGTAGTAACACAAACCACAACAAGAAATGTTGTCTATTCTTATGAATATGAAGAAACTCTAAATGAAGAAAAGCGAACAATTTATCTTATGAAGAAAGACTACACTGGACTGATTATTAGAGAATTAGAACAGTTATTGGAAAACACTTAATATGGCAACTGATGGATTAGTCAATTCATATGACTTTGAATTGAACGAATGTATTTTAACGGCGGGCAATGGTCGTAAAATTGATGTTAGAGGTATTCTATTTGAGTTAAACATATTTGAAGATATCTACAACAATGTTTTAACTGGCAATATTATGTTGAGCGACAGTAACAACTTGATTAATAAATTGCCTCTAGCAGGATATGAAACAATTTCAATATCATTCACAAAACCATCTCATAAAACAACATACAAGAAAACTTATCGCATTTACAAAATGAGTGATAGAGTAAAACAGAGTGATACGAATGAAAATTACATTTTGTATTTTTGCGGCGACCATATGTTCAAGACTGAGATGTTTTCGAAATCATACAGTGGTAGAAAAATAAGTGATATGGTAAATGACATTGTTCTAAAGAGACTTGGCGTAAGTAAAACAACAATTGAACCTACCGCAGGAATTTATGATATTGTGATTCCATTTATGACACCTTTCAAAGCAATCAACTGGTTGTCAAAGAGAGCGGTGTCTCCACTCAGTGCAGGTTCAAGTTATTTGTTTTTTGAAACTTTTAAGGGATTCAATTTTGTATCATTGGAAAATTTGGTACAAAAATCTCCTGTAAGAAAACTTCATGCTACAGTCAAAAAAATTGCTAATCCTGCTTTAGCGCCACAAGCAAAACCAAATTTAGCTGAAGAAGAGGCTAGTGGTGGAGAGAATTATAGATTTTCAAATTCATTCGATGTTTTAAATTTGGTGTCGAATGGATATGCAGGTTCAACATTAGTCACCGTTAATCCTTTGACACAAGTTATTGAAGAAACAACTTTAGAATCAAATGGATTTTTTGATAGCACAAAACATTTAAATAAAATAAATCCACATAGTAGTACATTCAGTGGTCCATCTACACCAACTAGAAGTGTTCAGTCATTACAACTGTCTACAAAAGATTGTGACAAGATAACATATGGTCCTGGTCCAAAACCTAATGATATTGAGAAATGGTATCTTCAAAGACCTATGTTTTTAGGTGGGTTAAATATGCAGAAGTTATCATTGACGATTCCAGGAAGTATGGAATTTACAGCAGGTGCTGTTGTTGAATTTACAGCACCTGAAATTTCTTTGAATGATGCGCCTGTTAAGAAAGCAGATGATGTTTTGAATTCTGGAAATTATTTGATTACTGCTGTTAGGCATATAATGAAGCGTGACAGTCATGTGTGTGTTATTGAATTAGTGAAAGACTCTTTGAAAAAGAAACCTGAATAATGAAAGATATTAAATTTTGGTTTGGTATCATTGAAGATATCGAAGACCCATTGCAACTATTTCGTTGCCGAGTTCGTGTCGCAGGATATCATTCGGCAGAAAAAACAGAAGTACCGACAGCAGATTTGCCGTGGGCACATCCAATACATTCACTAGATTGGGGTCCATATAATAGGGCTGAAGAAGGTGATATGGTTTTTGGTTTCTTTGCAGATGGTGAAGATGCACAGTACCCAATGATGCTTGGTATTGTTCCTGGTATTCCTCAACAACCAGCAAATTCAAGTAAGGGTTTCAACGACCCAAGAACGCCTGCAAAATTAGCAGGAAGACCTAGACCACCTAGTGAAATTATTAAATCACAAACAACAGCGAAATAATAATGGCAACTCTTTTTCAACCATACACAATCATTGCTAATACATCACCGTCCTCAAACACTACAGGATTTTTGAGAGACCATTGTGGCGAAATAGTTTATGATGGATTTGGCAATCCTCTGATTGCAAATATCACAATTGTTGTTGATAAAACTATTCAAAATATCAATGAGAGTATTCCTAGAGTTCCTCCAACAAACTTAGGTATCACCCCATCCGTTTTAGCGTCAACAAACATTACTGCAATTATCAATGCATGTGATGATGTTGGCTTGACTAGTAAAGAAGCCAAATGTGCATTGATTGCTATTGTTGGAGCAACATCAAGATGGGATTCGAATGATGATGGCATGTTACCAATTGATACTCTTGAAGAAAGAATCAAATATCAAAAATTAGCTAAGGTTGATAATATCAATATTGATATTGTTAACAATCCAAATAGTTTAAAAACAAATCCTAATGTCAGTGCAACAGTAGCGGCACTTATTTTGAAGAGTTCGGTGCCAAATTATGCATCGGCAATGACAAACATTACATTTGTTCCTTTGGCGGCCGCAAAAGTAAAAGAAACAAAATCACTCTATGGTACTGTTGGTGGTGTTTCTGGTACTTCAAGTCTTGCATTAATATCTGACCTTTTCAATTACTTCTTTAAGAAGAATCCTTTAGCAGAAGATAATGATGGAGCCAATACTGCAAATACAACAGATGATACAATATTTGACTCACCAGAAACTATTGTTGAAGTAAAAGAGGCAGATGCGGCTGAACCAAATCCAAGCCCAAAAAGATTAAACGAACCAACCAATTCACGACTTGCTCGTAACTATAATGGTGGTGGCGGTGCTGGAGGTCCAGGTATTGTTGGAACTAAAAAAGATACAGTGATTCAAAGTGTGCCTGTTGCATGTGGTGGTTCATTTTCAGAACCAGTAACAAAATACAATGCAAAATACCCACACAACATGGTTATGGAAACAAAGTCTGGACATGTGTTTGAATTAGACGATACTCCAGGCGCTGAAAGAGTTCACATCTATCATAGAACAGGAACATTCATTGAAATGCATCCTGATGGTGATGTTGTTGTGAAATCAAATAAAACCAGCTATCATTTATCAATGGGAGATTTCAACATCTATGTTGCTGGTGATTGTAATATTACTGCTGAAAAAAGTATTCACATGAAGACAAAGGGAAACTTTTGTCTTGAAGTTGGTGGTGATGCTAACTTCAATATTTCTGGTACTTTGAAGATGGAAGCAAAAGGAGAATCTAAATTTTATTCAGATTCAACAACAACTATTCAAGGTTCAACATTACAATTAAATCCAGGAAGTGGTAGAGACAATGCTGACCCAAAAACATTTAATATTGCTGAACGCACCGATGAACCTGTTCAAAGAGAACTGACCGACAATCAGAAAAAAGGAATAGAAGAAAATAGAAAAGATCCAAATGTTCCTCCAGCTTTGAAAGGTGTTGGTACTGTTCCTCCTGAAACTAAAACTACACCTGAAGGTAAAGAAATTCCTGTTAAACCGCCAGAGACAACTCCACCAGCAGATTGTGCTGTTGGTGAAAGTCCTAAAGAAAAATACAAGAAATTGTGTGCATGGCTTGATAGAGAATTGTCCTCTGGTGGTTGGAATGAAAATGGTCCAGGTCGACCAGGCAATCCTAAAATCATGGCGAGTTATCGTTCAGTAGGTCAAAAAACTGATTCATCAGACCAAACTGCATGGTGTGCTGGTTTTGCCGGTTATGCATTAAAAACAAATTGTTTTCCTGCTATAGCAACATTATCTTCAAGAGCATATAAAGGATATGGAACTTCTATACCAATTAATGATCCTAGTTTATGGAGATTTAATGATATAGTAGTTTTCAAATCTAATTCAAAACCTGGACAAGGACATGTAGGATTCTATCGTGGTTATGATCCGACAACAAGACGCATCAGAGTTCTTGGCGGCAATCAAGGAAATACATTGAAACTATCTAATTTTCTTTTTGACGATCCTAAAACATTGACAGTAGATTATATTGGTAGAAATTGGACGGTCTCTCCAGAATTCGATAAACCTATCGCAACCAGATTGGCTGCCGATGCTCTCACATCTACACGATAATGTCAATGCCTGTAGTTAGATTGGGTGATAGTTGTTCAGGACATGACAGTTATTCGCCACGCCCAAGTGTGAGTGGTTCAACGAATGTTTTTGTGAATGGCATACCTGCACACAGAATGGGTGATGCTTGGGATATACACAGTGCCACATCAAGTCATACAGGAAGTGCAGTTGGAGGATCACCTACAGTTTTTGCAAATGGTATTCCTCTTTGTAGAATTGGTGATGCAATTGATTGTGGTTCAACAATGGTGACAGGTTCACCTAATGTTTTTTCGGGGTAATACATGGCTTTTAGTTTAGATACAAGTTTGCTTCCTAAGATACCGAATCTTCCTGAAGGTGCGCCGCCAGTATCTGGTTTGACTGCACAGGCTAAAGATTTGATTAGTTCAGTCACAGGAAATCGTGCGGCAATGTTTAGTAATCCTATGACTGATACCATTGGTGGTGTGACTAATCAAGTCAGTTCACTAACAACAAAATTAACTGCAATTTCTACCGGTGCGGTAACAAATCCGAACATAAGTTCGGGTGATGCAACAACATTTTTGGCTGGTGGTGGAATAGGAAATTTACAGACTTCGATGAGCAACTTCTTAGGACACACAAACAGATTATCTGGAACATTGAAAGGCGCTGGTATAAATGCGCCAGGACTTGAACAAGTTTTAAGTATTGGTAAATCAATGAACGACATGGTGAATGTTATTGATGGCGCTAAAGGTTGTCTTAACATCATTGGCGGTATGACTGGACTTTTTTCTGGTGATGATATTGATTCGGCTGCAAATGAGATTGCTGATATAGTGAACAAGATTGATAAAGGCATTGCAACCATTGCAGATATCACAGCGACTGTTGTAGGTATTGCTACAATTGTAAATGCTATCATAAGTAAAGATTCACAATTTATTGAAAACTCTATTGAGCAATTAAAGTCTGCGGCTCTTGCAATGGCTATTGGTGCTATTGTGAAGGACCCATGTGGAAAGTTCATCATGGAAACAGTAGGAACTGACACTCTCCTGAAAAAGTTGACATAAATAATATCTATGGCTACATACACTTATTCGGATTTAGACTTAAATTTTGGCATTCATCCAGTCAAAAAAGACTTGGTGACCAAAAAAGATGAAAATGCTATAGCGTTTTCGATAAGAAATTTAATTCTAACTAATCACTATGAAAGACCTTTTAATCCAGAATTAGGTTCTAATGTCAGAAAATTGTTGTTTGAACCTGTTTCTGTTTTTACAGCATCTGACCTTCAAAAAATGATTGAGCAAACAATTGCTAACTTTGAGCCTCGTGCGAGGGTGAGGAAGGTTGATGTTATTCCTAATGAAGATAATAATGCATATGATATTAGAGTTGAATTTTTCATTGATATGAAAACAAACCCAATTACAGCAGACTTCCTGCTTGAACGGATTCGATAAATGGCAGATAAACTAACTATAACCGAATTAGATTTTGTTTCTATTCGAAACAATTTAAA